CGCCAAAGAAACCAAGCCGAAAGGCTGATGTCCATTAGGAGACACAATGAAGATTGTCATTAATAGGTTTATCCGAGGCCCAGAAGCCACCATCGGCTCCCTCTGGATCAACGGCGAGTTCCACTGTCATACGCTGGAGGATCGTGTCAGGGACGATGGCGAGGCCAAAGTACCCGGTCAGACTGCCATCCCCACCGGCACCTACCATGTCATCGTCAACCTGTCGCCCCGCCTGAAGAAGCGCATGCCCCGCCTTCTGAATGTCCCTGGCTTTGATGGCATACTGATCCACAAGGGGAATGACGCTGGGGACACTAGCGGGTGTATTCTTGTGGGGGCGAAGGTGGATAGCCCTACCCGCATCAGCGATTGCCAGAAGGTGTTTGACGAACTGTTCCAGAAGATTGATTATGCCTATGGCTCTGGTGAGGGCGTAACGATTGAGATTGTCAACTTGTGGGACACCGAGCCGTTTGGTTCCCTTGACCAGTACGAATGGAGCCTCCAATGACCAAAGCAAAGAGTAAGCCGTGCCTATGTTGTCAGTTCTACTCGGGCGGAATCCCCTGCCAGAAGGGGCACAAACCCAGGCTGTTTCTGAATGGGGGATTGCGGAGAGTGTGTGATGACTTCGCGCACCAGACCATCACCCCCGTCAAGAACATGACACCTTTCTACAAGAAGGTTCTTGCCATCTTTGGGTGGGCGTAATGACTAAGCCCAATGGATTCTTCCGTGATGCAGAGGGGAACAAGTCTTACGGTAGAATGGCGTCCTTTGTGTTGGCGATTGGAGGCATCATCCTGGCCCTGTTTGGTAAAGACTATGGAGCCATGCTAGCGTCATCCTTCGCCTTCTACGGCGCAGATAAGGCCCGTCAGGGCTATGTGGAGGGAAAGCGTGCCACCCCGGACTCGTCAGGAAATCCTTGAGAAACTCGCGCAGTCGGTGGAGAAGGCCCTTGCCTCAGCCCTGACTGATAAGGTAACGAGAAACGGGGCAGTCCTTTCGCCCTACTTTACTCAACGACTCAGAAATCTCATCGGAGAGCTTAGTGCCAGTAGCGAGAAACCCACGGGATAGATTCAACGCTAAGATCCGGGTTGACGAAAAGACTGGGTGCTGGATCTGGAACGGGTCTAAAGACAAAAAAGGGTATGGCCTTTTTGTTATAGGTGTGTCGAATCGTGTCGGCGCTCACCGCTGGGCGTGGGAACAGATCAATGGCCCAATACCAGAAGGTATGGTGCTAGACCACTTTGTATGTAGCAACCCATCTTGCGCCAACCCGCGCCATCTTAGGCCAGTAACACAAAGAGAGAACATACTTCGCGGCGATAGCCCGTCATCGCTCCATGCCAGCAGATCATCTTGCCCCAAGTGTAGTGGTGCGTTTACCCAACTAGCCAACCGCAGGGTGTGTATACCATGCAAAAGAAAGGCCAACCGTGAGTGGTCCAAGAACAAGCGCAATAGCAACCAGAGCGAGGGACAATGCCAGCAGCTAAAGACCCGCTAGTTATATTCGACGAAGGGCGTAGGGATTCTGCGAGGCGTAGTGCCGAGCGATGCACTAGGGGCAACGAGGAAGCTACGCGCCTAGTTAATGGGTTGTTTGACAGACTCGCAGAAACAAGGCTTGAACTGCGCGACCTGCAAAACGCCAAGGCGCTTGACCCACGAACTGTTAGGGAGACTATCTTTGGATTATCTAATGTCGTGCCCGATGTTCCCACCTGGATCATTGACCCACCGAAGGCCAAGCACTCGCCAGGGGTTCCAACGCTCATGGCTAGTGACTGGCACTGGGGGGAAGTCGTGGACCCAGAACAGATTAATGGTGTCAATAAGTTCAATCTCCAGATTGCCCACCGCCGCGCAAAGGCGCTCATTAGCCGCACAATTGACCTCCTTCAGAATCACATGGTCAATCCCCGGTACCCGGGTATCGTATTGGCGCTGGGCGGGGATATGGTCAGCGGCGACATACACGACGAACTCAGGGAATCCAACGAACTGGCTACCATACCAACGGTTCTAGACTTACTGGAGGTTCTCTGTGCGGCGGTCCATAGTCTTGCTGACGCCTTTGGGCATGTTCATATTCCCTGCGTCACTGGCAACCACGGGCGGAACACGCTCAAGATCAGGGCGAAGGGCCGCGTCCACACATCCTATGATTGGCTACTGTATTGCCTGTTGGAGAGGGAGTTCAAGGCAGATAAAAGGGTTAGCTTCCAAGTATCTAGCGGCCCCGACTGTTCCTACTCGGTTTTCGGCCACCGCTACTGCCTCACCCACGGAGATCAGTTTAGGGGTGGAGACGGGATGGTGGGGGCGCTCGGCCCGATCCTGCGCGGTGATCATAAAAAGCGATCCAGAAACGGCCAAATCGGTTTGGAATACGATACGATGCTCTTAGGCCACTGGCATCAGTATTGCCACCTTGGGAGAGTCATCGTAAACGGTAGCCTCATCGGTTACAACGAATATGCCAACCAAGGGAACTTTGGGTTTGAACTGCCAAAGCAGGCCCTCTTTATGACCCACCCCAAGCACGGAATCACCTTTGCCATGCCTGTAGTGCTTGAGGATACTCCAGTTAAGAGCAAGAGGTGGATCGAAGCTCTCTAGGCTAGAATAGGGCCCAAGGGGGTTCTTATGGCTTGGCTGGTTGAAGAACAGGACAACGGCGAAGAGGGAACCTCCTTCCACCTATTTGAGCAGGACGGCGACACGCTGAAGATGAGGGCCATTCTGTTTGACCGGCTGTTCGTCAAGCGGCTTAAGTCGGCCCTGGAGTGGCAAGACGCCCTAGGGACTGGCATGATGAAGCTGGCTCAGGACGGGATTACGATTGACACGAATACAGGCCGGGTGTGGGAAGCCCCCAAGAAAACAAGGGCTCCCCGCCTAGCTATCACCGCAACCAAGACTCGGAGGAAGGCATGATCGAACTGATGATGGCAAAGTTGGGCTTCAGCGGCATGATCGCCCTGGCCCTTGCCGCTACGCTCGTAGGCGGCTCTCTGGTGATGAAGTTCCGGCTGGAGCGAAAAGACCTCAAAATCGCCTCACTCACCGCTCAGGTTAGGGAAGTGGCCTCCCAGCGGGACCAGCTTCTCAATGCCAACCGAGCCCTTACCCTCTCTGTCCAGAAGCAGAACGACACGATTGAGGGTTATGTCAGGGCGGGTCAGATCCAGCAGCAGAGAGCAGACAGGGCCGTGAAGGACGCACAGAGCGTCAGGGAGCGGTGGGAAGCCTACACCCGCGAGCTTGATGGGGAGAAGGATGTCCAGAAGGCTTATGACAAGATCATGGGCAAATGGAACAAGCCAGACACCACCCCCAGCGAAGTCCCTTGACAGCCTCTTGAATAGGACTATCTTCTAATTGGCGTTGGTCATGGCGCCTCCGAGGGGAAGGGGATGCTTGCGTAGAGTGTCCCCTTCTTTCGCTAAAAGGAATTGTATGCGGCTTGCTGATTTGCGAATAATGTATAGAGATGCTCGGATTTCCGACTCAATACTACCCAAAATTCTACTTGAGTGGAAATTGCGGGAACTCGCCCCCGAGATCCTGGCCCTGGTGGAAGCAGCAAAGTCAGAGGATTGCCTGCGGGACAATGGATCGCACAACCTTCCATACGATGTCCGCGAGGCCCTTGCCGATTTCAACGCGAAACTGGAGAGCCTATGACTAGGACCGAAAGGATGATCCTGTTTTTGTGGGTTGACCTGCTGGTTGTTGCCTGCTTTGGTTGCAAACCCACCACGGTCTATGTTGACCGCCCCGTCCAGGTGAAGGTAATGGTCCCCGTGCCGTGTCCCCAGCCCCCCAAGGTGCCCCGTCCTGTCGTCAAGCCACTACCGCCCAACCCAACGCCTCAGCAGGTCGCAGAGGCCGCTTTACGGGCTCTAGCGGAGGTGATGGGGTATGCCGAGCAACTGGAGGTTATTCTGGATTCGTATAGGGAGAAGAAGTGAAATACAGGATCAGAGAGGGGTCTTACATCGACGGTCGCCCGTGGTTCATCCCTGAATACCGAAGTTGTTTTGTCTGGATGCCGGTTGTCCGTGGTCATCGGGGATTTAGTCATCTTTACTCAACCCTTGAAAACGCAAAAGAAGCTATCATGCACCACCGGGAACACGCCGAAAAGGGCGTTAAAGTTGTTTGGGAGTCGGAATGACCAAGACAATGAGCCATCTGGAGGTAATGCTTGACGATCAGCTTTGCCTCGCTGGAATCAACCCGGAAGAAACCGAGTTCTATGCCATCCCCGGCAGGCGATATAGATGGGACTTTGCTTTCCCGTCTAAGAAGTTGCTAATTGAGGTCCAAGGGGCTATCTGGGTCAAAGGAGGTCACTCTACTGGGGCGGGGATCACCCGCGATGCGGAGAAGCTAAATTTAGCGACTCTGGCGGGGTGGAGAACTCTCATCCTCACGGCTGAAATGATTAAAGACGGTCGTGGGCTTCGCTGGATTCAAGAGGCCCTCGGTCAATGCTAGAATAGCCTCTATCTGGAGGCTTTGTGACTGAACCCGTGAATAGGCGCAAAAAGTTCTATTGGGACTTTGGTATCAACCCCGCCTACATTGGAGCCCTCCTTACTTGCCTGATTGGGGTTTTGGCTTGGGCAAGGGGCGTGGACAAGGGCCAGTCCTCCCAAGATGAGAAGATCATCGCCGTTGAGAAGCAGGTAACAGACATGGATAAGAGGACGCGAGAGGACATGAAGGAGATCCGAGAGGGCATCCAGAAGATTCTTGAGCAGGAACACGCTGAGAGGTTGCGCCGTTGACAGGGCTCCGTTGCAAGCCGCTTTCTCCCCGCCAGATCGCCCTTGGTTGTGCGCCTGAGTTTGAATGGGAACGGCCAGACTTTTCTGAGCATTTCGTTATTGAGGAAGGCTCCCCGGATGCCGAGCAGGAAGAAGATGGACCAGCCCCCCTCAGCAGACAGGCCAGAGCCTTTGTCCGGAAGCACCAGCGCCGGGAAGCCCGACTTCGCGCCAAGGGACGCATCGCCTAGCCTAGCGCAAGTCCCTGGCCCTACTGGGATGGCAGTCTGGGGCAAGGTGTGGAGTTACGGGTCTAAGCTTCATGAAGGCGAGATTGGCAACTGGCTTTCCTTCGCCATCTACATCCGTCAGCCACAGGACTCGATGATGACTTGCTTCGTCAACTGGATGGACTACACATGGGTTCCAGAGAAAAAGGCCCTTGTCATCTGCCAGGGAGTGCCTATACTGAGAACTAACGAGGACGGGTTGCCCTACCTCGTGCTTAGGTGCTACGGCTCCAAGGGCGTGAGACACGCATTAAATACCAAGATTACCTAGCCAAGTTCTTGCAAGTTCACCTTCCTTATCAACCTGTGGAAAAGGCGGAAGGGCTTGTGTCGGGAGTGGGTTGCGGCTCACGATGGCTGGGTTAAGAGGGGGGACTTTGGTCCCCTCTTTTTATATAGCCTGATCAATCCGCTTCTTGACATGGGTCGCCCATAGGGTTGATCCCGCGAGATTGGGGTGCTTGTCATCAGTCATCAAGGAACCTGGGAACCCGGCATCCATGAAAACCTTGTAGATATCCATGACCTCAAGGGCCTGGGTGGATCGGAAGCCAAGGAGATCCAGCCGCCTGCGAGCATGGACCCTCGCAAGCAGATTCGCGGAGGTCTCCGGGTTCTGCGTCATGGCAACGATTGCGGCATGCGGCAGTTTCGTCTTCACCGAATCGGTCCATGTCTTGTAGAGGGCACCCCACGGTGCGCTGGTGATGTATGCCTCGTTGTGGGAGTCGGACAGGAAGCACACCGACTGGCCGAAATTGGGCACCATCTTGGGAAGCCGGGTTGCGTTGTTGAGATAGGTAATATTGGCCCCAGGATGAGAGCCGTTGACGATGGTCAGAATCGGGGCACCAGAAATCGCCTGGGCGGTTCCGAAGGCCGCAGGAGACCAAAGATCGGGGAGCCTCGGCACAAGAGAGGGGCCGGTATCCCCGTCACGAACATCCACCGCGTAAATCTTGATGCCGGTGGCGGGGGAATTGTAGATCCCCCCAAGCCAGTATCCATTGGTGGGCAGGGGGTTGTTCACTGTGACAGCGCCAGCCGTGGTCACGGTGGTCCCAAGCTGAACCCATGTAAACCCATCGTCACTGGTATAGAACTTCGCCACGCGGTTCCCGCCGCCATCGTTGGGGTTGAACAGCACCCGGACCCACTTGATGGCGTTGGCCGCTAGACCTGTGGCAACGGTGCTGACCATCGAGGTGATGCCCGTTCCCGTGCTTGACCACGAGATTCCTAGTGCCCCACCTGTGTTGAGGATGAACCTCCAGCCAAGGTTGGGGGCAGAGCCACCGTCTAGCGAGACCAAATTCTTGATCCCAGCAGGTGCCCAGGTTGTAGCGGAGAGCCTTACCCGAGCGTCGATGATGCTGGAGGTAGTGGAGGGGCCAACAGCCGTAGCGGGGTCGGTTTGGCTGGCGTAAGTTCCAGAGTCGCAGTCCAGATAACGCTCTCCAGCTGTTCCCAACTGGAGCCTAGTATTACCACCATAGGTCTGCGTGGCGTCATCCCATAGAATATGGTCAACGGTGAATTCAGGGTGGGACGCCGCAAGTTGCTGGGCCAGGATATAGGGCCAGTCAGTGGTGTCGTTGCCGGTGGAGTCTCCAAGGATCTGAATGCCGGTGGTCAGCCCCTCTGTCAACGCGGTCTTAAGGGCGAACAACGGCCCACCCGGCGCCTCTGGGATAGACGCAGCCTTCGCCCCGAGGGTGTCATCAGTATAGTTTACGGAATCCGAAAACCCAACCATCCCAGCGCCAGCGGAGGTCGCGAGGTCAACCGTCAGGGTTGTGTTGATGGCATTGAGCGTAACCCGGTATTGCTGGGTGGCAAGGCTCCCACCGCTGATCTGAACATCGTATTCCCCATCAGCCGCCATGAATCCAAAAACGCCATTCGCCGTTGTAGTGAACGGATTTGAGAGGCTTCCGGGGGCGCTATCGTTCGTGTTGGGGTCATAGATTGTTGCCAGGGTTCCAGTCCCAGCCGTATAGACCGAAACAGAGGCTCCGTTGATGGCGTTGCCTTGCTGATCCCTAACCGTTTTCCACCATCGTTGATAAGCCATTGTCAGTCTCCCTTTATGATTTTACCTTGAATCTATATAGTCAAACGGCCCCTCAATCGTCAACACAACCCGGTCATCGCTACCAGACTTGATAAGGGCTAAGTTATTCCACTCTGGCTTCAGATCGTCAATGTGAATGACAAAGTTCCCATTCTGAAGCATGGCATCAGGGATAATGGTCGTGGTGAGTTCTGGCTGAATCTCGACAGGACCAAGCAACTTCCCAGATACCGATTCCCCCTGGATCTGGATTGTCTCAGATCGAAGTCCCGAGATTGAGATGAGGATGTCAAAGCCGTAGTCTGACAACTGACGGTCTAGGGCAAGCCTCCCGATGATGCCAAGCGGCTTGACCGGCCCCCTGAAGCGGTCAGGGTAAGGCGGTGGCGCCACTGGCCCTGGAGGGATGGGATCAACGCCCCCGATTTGGAACGCATCATTTTGAAAGGCGTCTGCTTGGAAGGCCGTTGCCATTGGCCCCCCTAGTTTAGAATCTCAATACTTGCGCCCTGAGTTGTATAGACTGTTCCGCTGGCCGTGCCGTTGGTCGAACTCACATTGATCGTATAAGAGGTCGCCTGAACCACCGTAGCCGCCGTGGTCGTCCCAATCGGCACCACAAGGGCGCTGATACCGGTGGTGGAGTTACTGACCGTGAAGGTTCCACCAGCCATAACCGAAGTAGCCGACCTGCAGGTGGCGGTCAGGTCGATCATGAAAGGCTGGGAGGTCATGGATGCCGTGAGCGTCAGGCTTGGGCTTGCAACAATAGTCACAGGGGATGCGGCGGAGAACACAAGGCTGATAACCGTAGTTCCGGGTGAAGCGGCAGTTGTGACTGTTCCCCACACCCTGATCCGGACGGTCTTGCCCGTAAGGGTCCAGGTGGCAGGTAGGACCGCCGTTCCCACACCAGTCCCCAGGATGTTCGTAATTGCGGTAGCCGCGCCGTTGGTCCCCGTAGCGGTCTGCGTGAACAGGGTGGTCGTGTTCATCTGCTTCACACCACGGGCAAAGAAGCCGTGGGAAAGCTGGGTGGAGTCATAGCCCATGTACCCAGCGGTAGCCACAGCAGCCGAGGCGGTCAGGGTGTGCCCAAGGGTAAAGACCGAAGTGGCCGAGAAGGTCTGAACACCCGTAAAGGTCTGCGCCGCATCGCTACGGGCCAGGGTGCTGGTGGCTCCGGGGAAGGTGTATGTGAAGGCCCCAGGAATGGCGAAGGTGAAGGCAAAGGCACCTGTTGTCGTGAATGTAGAGCCGCTGGCAAGTGTGAGGGTCGTCGCTGAAGCGGGAGCCGTGAGGGTCAGATTGGCAACAGCAGGCATGGCCCCAACCTGCGAGGCGGTTGGAGTGCTGTAGCTAAACACTCCAGCCCCATCGTTCTTCAGCCACCCGATGGCATTAGCCAACCCGCCGATGCTTGTCAGGTTGGTTGCAAGCGGCTGGTAGGTTGAAGTATCGTAGCTGATGGTGCCAGCCGTTGACTTGACGAAGCCGGTCCCACTCAGGGTGGCCTGCTTTCCGCTTAGGGCGCTATCTAGGTCCGTCTGGCTTGATAGGGTGCCAGTGATGCTTCCCCAAGCGACCGAAGCCGTTGGAGTTCCCCAAGTGTAGTTCCCCGCCCCATCGTTGTTTAGGTAGCCACTGGCATTAGCAAGCCCATCCAACGCAGCGAGGTTCCCGCTGAGTGAATGGGCCGCATTCCAGTTTGAAGGCTGGACTAGAGTGGCGTCACCCCCATCTGCCTTCGGACTCGTAAAGGCATGGGTGACGCCCATTTAGTCTCCTACAGGCAACCCTGCTGATCGTAAGCGCAGGACACGGAGGCGGAGCCGATCTGAACCGTGCTGCTCTTGGTGAAGATCAGCGAGGCGAAGGTAGAGCCGCCGCGATCCACCGGGATCATGTAGTAACCCGTGGCAAGGCCCGTAGCCGTGACGGGGTTGCCATCGCTCACCTTAATCAGCGGGAGCGTGGCCGCAGTAACCGTGTCCCCGCCAAAGGTCGTAGCGCTGATGGAGTAGGTCTCACCACCGGCCACATCTAGACGGATCATAATGTCACTCAGCAGCGCCCCGCTGGGGCTCAGCGTGACCGTGCCGGTAGCCGCCGCCGTAGCGGGGGCAAGGCTACCGAGGAACGCCTTGACGACAGGCTGGTTGCCAGAGGCGCGAAGTTCAGGATTGATGCACTGGGCCATTAGGGGCTCCTTAGCTGTAGCGGAAAACGGAGTGAGTGACGGTGACGCTGGAAGCCCCAGCAGACTTAACGAACTTGTAGGCAGCAGCGCCTCTCAGATCAAGATAGTAAATCCCATCGGCAAGGGCGGTCTGCCCAGCGGGGGCACCAAATACGGTCCCATCGGGGCTGATCTGGAGCGCCATTGTCTCAGCCCCAAGGCCGCTAATGACCACCAAAGCACCCTGCATGGCCTCACGAAGCACATAGGGACCAGAATGGGCCGCAGTAGCCGCAACAACCTGGGGCATCTGAATGACATTGTAGTTTTGGTTATAGCCGGACATGAGTCCTCCAGATAGTGATTATACCTTACTGACGCCCATCATCAGGGATGCTAGAGCCGTAGTCAGCCATAAGGCCCTGGGCCATCTTGTTGTTGCCAGACTTGATGGCATTGATGAAGGCGGATCGGTAGCTGGGCGGAATACGCTCAAGGAGGGCCTGGAGCTTCGCTGGGTCGGTAGCGGCCTCAGACAACTGCTCCATGACATTGCGCCCAAGCCCCTTCTCGGCCCGTCCGATAAGCTGGTTGGCCGCAGACACCTTCCAATTCAGCAGGAAGGGGAACTTATAGCTGGGGATGTTGCGCTTCATCAGTTCAGCAAGCGCCTCCTGGCCCCTTGCGGCTTGGCTCTTAACCTGCTCATTAGTGGCGATTTTCCCGGCTTCGCCTTTGAGAATAGCCATCTCGTTTGGAGATAGCGCCTGCGAAATATCGTATTGACCGGGGCCAAGGATTTCTTCAACATCCTTTGGGGACCGCCCACCAACCAAGTCTGTGAAGCCGGTCTTATCCTTGCTCTGCCAGAGTTCTAGCGCCTTCTGGCTCAGTTTGGTGCGGTTGATGTCCTGCATCCCGGCAGAGTGTTCTGCGAGGTAGGTTCCATATTCCTTGCCACCAGAAGAAATAATGGCATCATCGATCACGGGCTTGATCTCGGACAGAACCTTAGCGGCCAACTTGCGCTGGGTTGTGGCATCAGCGCCGGGGCGAAGCCTAGCGATCACGGCATCCACCGAGTTCTTGCGAATCGCATCCAGCGCCTCGGCGGGGATCACCCCGTCATTATTAGTCCAGCGGGTAAGATCCTCAGAAAGCCCATTGATTGCGCCTTCGATAAGATCATTACCAGCAAAGCGGGGATTGCTTAGGTTGGTCTGAATCTTCTTGATGATAGGCGCTGTTTGCAGGGGGGCAATTCCTTCGTCCCGTAGAGCGCTTGCCCCAGCCTGCATGGTCCTTGCATCAGCGCCAAGCCCAAGGCTAGCGTCTGCCGCCTTCCCTGCCCAGCGATCTGCCATCCCTGCAAGTTCGCCCTTGTAGGTGTATTTGCTAGCTGCGGTTGGCATACCCTGCATGACTAGATCAAGTTGGGCGCTAGCTTCAGCCTTGCGGCCAAGATCCATAAGGTGACGAACCTTAGCAACCTGTGCCGATGCCTCAGAACCAAGCTCCGCAGACCGCTTCTCAAGATCGGCCACAAGCTGCCCCATGTTGGACATTTCAAAAGCCCGTTCTCGGATGGGTCCAGTGCGCCGATTTAGCATTTCCTGGAGCATTTCAGCGGCTTGACGCCCCTGGGTGGGGGTCTCACCCGCTCCGATAGACTGGAGCGCCCTAAGCGAATCAGCAGCCTGGGCATTTTCAGCCTGAAGCACGGCGCCGGGAGCCTGTGCCCCACCCCGCTCAAGGAGAGCCTGAAGCGTGGGGTTCTGCATCGGAGCAACGGCTTGTGCCCCGGTCTGTCCAGGCTGTCGTTTGGCAATGGCGAGAATGGTATCCCGAAGGTTCCCCACGCGGCTTTGTGCAGCGGCTTCCTGGGCAATCTTAGCCGCCCTGCGCTCTGCCAACTGGTTGACAGCGCCACCGAGAGCTTTCTTCGCCATCACCCCAGCGTCTTTGAGCCCACCAAGCGTGTAGCCAACCGCCTTATTGATGTAGGGTCCAGCGGTTTCCATCGCCGCGCCCTCGATGACATCCTTCCCTGCATCAAGCAACTGTTCATTAAAGGGCGGGGCCTGATAGCCACCGAGGTTGTAGTCTCCCGCCTTCATCAACTGCTTGCCCATGCCGTAGCCGAGCCCGGCACCCGCAACGCCGCCTGGGACAGCACCAACACCCCCAGCAGGGGCGCCTGCACCAGCGCCAACAACCGCACCACCCACCATCGCGCCAGTCTCAACCACTGGAGCGACAAACGGGCGGATCATCCTATAAGCCCGTTCGGAGGGCTTCAGCGGAGGCATCGGGGACTTAACGCCAGACCCAGACTTGATGACATTCATCGCCTCATCGCGGGTCATTGCCGCGTCAGGAGGCGGGATATACCCAGAGGCGGGCGGAGCCTGGGCGTCCGGGGGAGGAATGTAATCAGGCATTACTTACCCCTCTTAACCCAACTACCACCCTTGAATACATAAGCACCCGTGGGAGAAACCTCACCCTCATAGTTCTTTTGCGGAGGCTGCGCCGGAGCATCAACATTCCTAGCAGCGCTCATAGAGTTGGCCTTCTCAGTAGCGAGATTACGGAGACGCCGGATCTCGCTCTTGATTGTGACCATTGCGTTGTCGAAATCCTTTTTGTCCATGTTCTCATTCAGGGACGCAATGGAGTTGCGGAGGGTATCGCCCTCACGCTCGGACAACTGACCGAAGCCCGTAGCGCCATTGGGAGAAGCCTGTTTAAGTGCTTCCATCGCCTCAAGCATGATCTTATTCTTCAGAACGCCAATGTTCTGATGGACAGTGTATTCTCCAGTCTTGGGGATCTTGCCGAACAGCATGCCCGAAGGCGAAAGCGCAGACTCATAGCTCGGATGCCCAGTGATATTCTGGTCAATGAACCGCTCGGTTTCAGCCAACTTGGAATCAAACGCCTTATACGCCTCTTGCTCTTGCTGAGCTGCGATTGCCGCCTTACCGCTTGCAAACGGGACCGGCCCCTTCTTGGTCGCAGGGGCAGGCTGAGTGGGAGTGGGGACCGCAGACCGAGCCGGAGCCATGGGCTGTGTAGGCTGGGTTGGTCCGGCTTGCGGAGCGGCCATCAGAGCAGGCTGCGGAGGCTGTACCGGAAGATCATAGGCCCCAGGTGTCTGACCAAACCGCGTGATGGGCAAACCGGAATTGCGAGGATCAAGCCCCTGCCCGATAAGGGCAGCATTGGCCGGGTCAAAGAAGATGGTTGCCTTCCGGATGGCGTCATTGGCAAGCGGCTGTGAGATCCGGCCATTCGCTAGATCCTGCATCACCTTGCCAACCGCAGACTTGGCATCATTGGCCTTGAGTGAAGCAAGATAAGACTTGGTTTCATTAGCCATTTCAGCGAGTTGCGCCTTGAGGTCCAGCGCCTTCTGCTTGAATGCCGCCCCAGCGCCCCAGTCAGACCACTCAATAGGCGATTTGACCGTCTTGGTCGTGTCGGGCGCGTATTCCTCGGGCATAGACCCACGGACGCTACCCATGTCGGGAGCGCCCGTAGATTGGCCGGGGACCGTAACGCTCACATCGTTGTAGCGGGTCTGCGGGATCATTGAGGTATCGCCGCCCTGCGAAAGGATAAAAGCCTCAATGTCTGGGCCGTTGGCATCCGTCTTATTCTCGCTAATGAACTTGGCGAGTTCAAGGTCACGCTGACGCTTGTGCCAAGCAGCGGTATCCTGCATCTGCTGCATCTGGGATTGCTTGTATACATCGTTCAGCGCCATATCGTGCCGAGTCTTTTCGGCAGCTAGGCGGTCCTGCCCACCCTGCCTAAACCGATCCATAAACACATCGGCCATCGTGGGCATAGACGCCTGGACCCTGGCCGTATCGCCAAGGTTATTGAGGCCCTGCTGGGTAACGCCTAGAAGCTGGTCATACATTCCCATTACCAAGTCTCCCTAGTCGGTGCCTGATAAGGCTCATACCCACCCTGATCCACATAACCGGTCGTATTAGCGGTTGTGGAAGGCTGGTTGTTGTTGCCGCCCATGCCATAACCAATCCCACCAAGCGCCGAAGCCCACTGGCGACTCTGGTTGTTCTGGTTATTCATCGCAAGGTTTGCATTGGNNAGGTTTGCATTGGCGAGGTTATACTGGCTATTGAGACCAGTCTGGGCAATATCCCGCTGGGAGGCATTGTTGATGTTCTGCATCCCATAGCCGGACCCAAGTCCAACCTGCTGCATCCCGAGCCCTTCCTTCTGCATCCCCTGGTTGAAGGCGGTGTCCTTCCGGCCACTCAGGAAGTTGAGCATGTTCATCCGGTTATTCAGCGCAGCTTGCCGCTTGTCGGTGGTCATCTGGTTTGCGGCGAGGGCGTTCTGATTGAAGGTGTTGCCAAGCTGGAGCCCCATCCGAGCCTTGGTCATTTCCGCAAGACCGCTGGACCCAAGCCCACGGGCCGCTAGAGCCTGCTGCTGGGCGGCTAACTGGTTGTCGTAGGTGCCCTGAGACTGGGCGTTCATCGACTTCAGGTAGTAGGGCGAGTTGGCCTCTGCCTCCTGCTGTTGGAGGGCAAGCATCAGCGGGTTCTGGCTCACTACGGCCGCAGCCGAGCCCTGATCCCCTGCCAGAGCCTTCATCTGGGCAAGCTGAAGCTCCTGCTGGCTGATGGCATCGTTAGCCGCGCTAGTGTTCGACTCGTAAATCTTCTTCGCGTTCTCATAGTTGGTCATGTCAACTTGAGAATTACGATCAGCCTCACGAGCCCACTTGGCGTAAGCAATCTCGCCCGAGGTCCCCCCGAACCTTCCACCCGTCTGACGGATGAAATCTTCCCAGAATGGGTTGCCCTCACCCGGAGCCCCAGCGTTAGCCCCCATATTGTTAAGCACGCCAGCATTTAGATTGTTCTTATTGATGTAGTCAGCAGCCTTCAGCACATTTCCATTGGCGTCTGTACGAAGGTGGAAGTCGGCAGCGGTAGGAGCCTTGCCCCCGCCCTTGGCCTTCAATTGGTCCAGCATCAACTGCTGCTGCTGCATCTGCTGGGTTAGACCCGTGGACGCAGAGTTACCACCCATCAAAGCGTCATAAAGAGCCGCATCCTGATAGCTAGATGGGTTATAGGCGCTCTGGTTGGTGTTCTGGATGTAGCGGGTGGAACCCGTGATGGGGTCGTAGATCATGCTCCCATAGGGGCTAGAGACAGCGCCTGGATAGCGGGTGGAGGCTAACTGCGGGGCGTCACCGGCACTAGGCACGGTCTGCATCCCGCCTAGACCGGCACCCGCGATGCCCCCGATCAAAGCCCCCCAGGGGCCAGCAGAGGAACCCGCAGACGCACCCTGAGCAGCACCACTAATTGACCCCTGCGTGTTCCACGGCATTACCGGCCTCCATACTCATTGGCATTTTAACATTAAGATCATTAGCTACATCGAGTCGCAGCAGACCCCAGACATGGATATTGGTGGGGAAGCGGTTAATCATCATCGCATCCCGCATCCCATCGAAGTTGGTTTCACGATGGAATCCAAGCCCACCCAGTACTCGCCCCGTCTGAATATGGGTTACAGGGTGGCGCGAGTCGATCCTTCTGATTTCCGGATTCCGGAACCAGTAGCGCCAAAGATGTGGAGCCAAAGCCTTAAGTTCATCCTGCTTCTGATCCCAGCGGCCCCGCTCCTTGATTAGCGTGACGCCAAGGATACCAGGCTCAAGAGCGTAGGTAAGCACCACAGCAGCGACTTCAGACTTTTCATGGATGACTCCAAACCCCACGCCACGGGCTACAGCACCCAGAACCATTGGATCTAGGAACTGGTCAGGCAGGATCGACTTCTTGGAGAGTAGACCAAACAGGCTCTCCGGGTCGATGGTTTCATTGGACGGTGTGAACTCTAGCGCCATTAGCGCATCCCCTTGAATCTCGCCTCGAATCTGAAACCCACGATCTGGGGCGGGTTAGGGCTGTTTGTCGTTGTGAACTTCAACTGATAAGCCCTGCTATCCCCTCGGGTATAGAGTCGATGCTGGTTAAGAAAAGTTCCGGTGGTCGTGATCGTCAGCCCATCTGTGCTGTTCTGCGTTACGGTATGACTCTGCGTTTCAAACGCTCGGCCATAGTCGCCAATAACATCAACCCCCATGTCGTAATTGCCGACACGGGCATCCATGAGAAGGTCAACCCAGATGATTCGCTTCTTCCTATAAGTATCAAGATTGAAAAAGGCACTTTCGTAGGTGGCAGCAATGGGGGTTCCATTGTCATCATTCCCCGTGGACAGAATGTTGACAGTCCCATCACTGAAGATGGCATGAATGTCTTCGTCCTGAGACCGAAGCGCATCCACAATCGGCCAGTCCCGATACTTCGACCAAGCACCAATGCTCCCATCAGGAGATTTGATCGTGTACTGGAACACCAGACACTCATCGTTAGAAGTGACGCTAGGAGCGCTGGGATAGGCCCAGACGATGCGCTGGTTGTTCAGGTCTAGGTAAGCCGCGATCAAATCCCAGCGGTCCAAATTGGTGCCATAGACGATGGGCGCGACCTTCACGCTCATGGGCGTGGACTTGATGTCAGCGCCGATGTCAATGCGACTCAGGCTGGTAGGACCAAATTGACTCCAAAGGAATACATCATCGCCAAGCGTAATAATGGACTTTGGGGACCTGCAACCGATGCCCACCATTTTGTTGAGGCGGAAGGTGCTGGGGAAGGAGCCCGTGTAGAAAAAGGCATTGGTGGGCGTGAAGAACACCGTGAAGTCAAACAGCGTTGCCACAGCCTTGATATCGTTGCGTTCCCCGCCTGTGATCTGAACGGGGGAGCCGTCCACATTGAACCAGTCCAGCCCATTATTGAGCGCTGAGGCCCACCAAAAGTCCTTGCGCCACGCTATGATGCGCTGATCCAGACCACGGCTGATAACCGCAAAGCCCTCGGGAGGGCCGTTCAATTCCCAATCGCTAGGCGTGTTGTACGCCATGCTGACGGTGGGTGGAGGCGTGAAGGGATCTTCAGTATCTCCGGCATCAGTGTAGCTGGACGCCAAGCCGCTAACCTCTGCGATCAGGTAGAACTGGTTAGAGGTCGTGTTATAGCGGTAGATCCGATACGAGATAGCCCCCGTCACCGGAACCCACTGGAGCGTGTTGGCGCTGGTAGGGGAGAGTGTGGCAGGGCCAGAGAAGATATTGCCGATGGTGCTGGGGAGGCTTTCGCCCTGCCCCGCAACCGTAGTGATGACATATTGCCACTGTTTCGTTAGGTTAGTGCCAGTGGCAAAGATCGTAGGAGCAGCGGGAGCCGAAAGCAGCGATGCTGATTTGAGCGTGGTCATCGCAGATCCAGGCGTGAAGATGAACGGCTGGTCGGCACCATTCGCCCAGTAGAACTTCCCGTTGAAGTCCGTTCCCTGATAAGGCGTGTCCACATTGGAGATGGAGTTGCTACCAGTCCGGTCGGTGAAGGTGACGCAATCGCCCGACTCATAGAACTTGTTGCCAGCGATAGCAACAAAGACTTCCGTCCCATCCTGCTTGTAGAACACATCCAGCATCTTGGGGTTGGCGCCTAGCGAGTTGGCGGTCTTGAGGCAACCCGCCCTGCGTTTAATGCCACCCGTGATGTCAATGTCGTAGTTGGTGATGTCCCGCGCTTCCCCGTCCTTCAGATTGACAATGGTAGCCTTGCGGTTGATCCCACCGAAGTTGTAGGTCTCAATCCCACGCTGGCTTTGCCCGTCATAGCTGACAGTCATACGCTCTTACCCCCAGAAGTTCCAACCATTCCCACCCGTCTTGGTGGGGTCAAACCGCTGGTGCATCTGCGGATTCTGGAGCGCAGACCGGCGCTTGTTCATGTTCTGCTGGATCAACTGCTCATAGCGCCCAAACTCGGCCTGGGAGTCGGGATACTCCAGGAAGAGCTTGAGCTTCCATTTGCCGAACACAATCATCGGCTCAACAAACTCGGGGGGAACATCCCAGGTCATCGCATCACCAGCGGCAGAGGCGGGGATACGGATACCAGGGTGCTTGTAGTAGGCCAGCACAAACTGCGGGTTGGTGGTGACAGTATCGCTCGTAGGCGCGGGAAACACGGTCAACACTTGGTTATGGACCATGTAGGAATGAGGACCACCTTGCCCACCGGGATCAACCGTGGGGATGTAGTAGGGCCAGTCCAGCGAAGTGTATTCCCTCATGGGCGTGTTGGTTAGGCGAACCGGCATGGCAAGACGGTCAAAGTTCTGTGGCAACTGATAGGAGTCTACACCGGCCACAAGCGGGATGAAGTAGGTCTGCTGGAGCCACTCCCACCGGGCCCGGTTGTAGAGGTCGATAATGGAATCGTTCAGCGCTTCTCTGACCACTTCCGAACGATCATTGCTGGACGCCATACTCGTGATGGTCTCAACGCCGCACTCCCGCTGGACACGGTTTACCATGTCTAGTGCGACCGGGACACTCAAACTTCCTGATTGGACTACACTCATATTTCACCCTAAGAGATATTAGCCCGGATGTCCCAAACGGAATAGCTGGCACTGGATTTGTAAGTGGTGGTAACGCTGTTGGTGCAAGTCCCCATGCGGAAGCGAACTTTGAGACTATTTAGATTGGACGGGAACGATGAGGCAGGAATGACTGCGGAAATGGTTTCCTTGGTAAAGGTGGTCTCATCTGCTGCGCCAACGGCTGGGAAATAGGGACCGGGAAGTGGCGATGAATCGCTAGCCGCCCCATAAGTCGATTTACCAATTGTCCAAGTTTTGTAGCGCTTGATATTAACCCAGTTGGTTCCGTCAATCTGGTAATCAACATCTAGACTAGAAATCACGGCATCCGTTCCAGACAAGAGAACGGTATGTGAAAGAAAGGCACTAACGCCAACGACAAGAGTGCAGAGTGAGAAGTTGGCCTTGGACTTGGATGGGAAGGTATTGTATTCGACTGTTACATAATCTGGCGTTCCAGCAACAGCGGACCCGGTAACAAGTGCCCTATCCGCAGAAGTGCTATATGGAGGGTCATCAGCGCGGCTGGATGGTAGGTCGTAGGCGTTGGTGGCGTTAGTAATCGTCCCGCTACTCGCGCTAGGACGAGCCACCAGAATGAGCCCACTCCCAGTAGGCGGGACCGTGAACATCAGGCGAAGCCCTTATCCAGTGAGCAGTAAAGCAGGCCGTTGGTGGCGTCATAGGTTGCCACAAGGCGGTCCATCGCGTTAGAAGCTGTGGAGAGCGTGGGTGCCACGCCACCGGCGAACTTGAACTTGGAGCCAAAGGTGATGAGCCTAGACCCAGCCGCGTCCTGCTTGATGAACCAGATATAGCAGCCACCAGACCCAAGATTAGTCGGATCGGCCAGCGTGAAGTTGCCAGTGGCCGCTAGATAAAATACATTGCCAAGATTACAGTTGGTATTGACCGTGGCCGCATAGGTCAGCGTGACCATCGTCACATTCTGCTGGGCCGTGAACTGCTGGGCAGTTGTGAGGGATGCCCCATCCGTAATGCCGTACCCAGACAGGGTAGTTGGCTTGGACGCCACATTGGCAAAGGTTGGGGCAATCGTTACCAGAGACACGCCGGTTACTCGCCCGGTAGCGTCTGTGGTGATCTGGGGCGTCTGAGTGGCCGTTCCATAGGTGCCAGCGGTCCCGATCAAAGGAAGATCGCCCGTCACCATTGCTCGGAAGGTAGGAGCGCCAGGGGAGCCAGCGGGGGCCGCAAAGATGTAGTTGGCGGTCTGAGAGGCCAGCGTAGCGCCCAGCGTTCCCGCGCCCGTCACTGGGCTTCCCGTAACCGTGAACATGGCTGGGAGAGAAAGGCTGACGGAAGTGACGGTTCCAAGCTGAGGACTCGGGAAGGTGGTCAGTTCATCGACAAGGATGACATTGGGGATCGTCTTGGTGGCAATCGACCCGCCCGTGATTACGATGTCATAGTCCCCATCAGCAGCCGCAAAAGAGTATTCCCCGTTAGCGTCCGTGGTCATGGGATTGGTCTGCGTAACCGGCGCAGTTCGGCTACCTGAAGCCGAATAAATGGTCACAAGGGGCGTGGTTGTGCCGGTTGCATACACGGAAACCGTTGCCCCCTGGATCGGGCGTCCCGTCTGATCTTGCACAACTCCATGCCAACGCTTCATTTTAGCCCCTCAAGAGATCCATTCTACTATGCAAAGACCACCCGTACCCTTGCCACCAGAGCCACCAGTTGCAGTTCCGCTTGAACCACCGCCACCACCAGCGCCGAATCCAGTAGCGTCCACACCATTGCTTCCAACAGCCAAAGAGGAAGTGTTATTCCCTCCCTTGCCCCCGGCTCCATAAGGCGATGAGCCCCCGCCGCCTCCACCACCATTACCACCGGCTCCCTGGCCCACGGCACCACCGGCATAAGTTTCTACAGTCACACCGACAGATCCAGAACCGGGATTACCACCAGCGCCCCCCGAACCACCAGAGCAAATACCGCCAAACCCATTAAAGATCATCATTGTGGTATCAGCCACGACATTCCGGCCAACTGGACCGCCATACCCAAGTGTGGTCCCAGTCTGCCCACTGGCCGTTACTATTCCGCCAAATGAAGTATCCCCACCCACGCTCCCAGCGCCAAGCCCTGGAGCCCCACCGTTACCACCGCCACCAATAGTAATTGCGTAGATTTGTCCAGGGTTTACCCCGATGGTCCTTCTGACAGTAGCCCCGCCAGCGCCTCCAGCCCCACCAGTCCCAACGGCATTGCCACCACCCTGACCACCCGATCCGCCAGCCAAACAGGTGATTGTGGCCTGTATCACACCAGTGGGGCAATTCCAACTAGAGGCCGAAGTGAATACCAAGCTGTTAAGTGTCACCGGGACGGGATCAACGACATCCTGCTGCTGGTATTGTGTGATCGTCTTACTGATGTTCAGAACAGCAGCCGATCCAGTGGCCTCGATACTGTAGGAACCCGATTCAACGGCAAAGACATACTCCCCATTGCTGTCCGAATTGAACGGGTTGGCCCCAGCGATAATGCTGCCATCGGATGCGATGGTATAAATAACGGGAAGAGGGGTGATGACATTGGTCTTTGTCACCGTCAACTGGGCACCGGCTACCGGGTTTCCGCTAGTATCAGTTACCTTGCCCTGGAACTTCAACAAAGCAAAACCCCCGTCATAGCAAGCGCCACAACGGGGATTTTACCATGTAGGGATTGCTAACGCCCGGTGGGGAAGTTCCCTCGCGTCTTATCCCACGGATCGGGGAGCTTCTTGAACCGTTCCATCTGGTCCAGGAAATCCTTGAAGGTGAGGCCACGCCGATGGATGATGTAGGGGAAACGCATCAGCGGGACATAGTATTCACGGAAGTTCGCACCATCAATAGGCTCATGCTTCAGCAACTTGATCGCGTTGACCTCATCCATGATCTGCACATAGCAGTAAGGGATGATGACCTTATGCCCACGGATGAAGGTCAGAGGTCGGTTAACGCCGTTGTTGAAGAAGCATTCACGGGGCTCGTCTGACTGCTCCATGACCGTGATTTCCACATACTCGGAGCTTTCGTCGGCGCTGATAACTCGCTGCGGGGCTTCATAGGACAGCGCTGATGCGTCATATTCCTTCTTGGATGGCAGAGGCATGTCTTCCTCGTCCATGTTCCTCACGCGGATCTTCTTGGTGACGGGCTTAGGCTTCGGCCCCCGCTTCGCTCCACCGGGCTTTACCCGACGGGTCTTCTTGGGCTTAATCTCCTGTTCGCCCTCAGACCCAGTTCCGTTATGAATGTCGCTCATGCGGCTCCTTTATCGCCCCAGAATTGGAGCATCCTTATTTTAGCATAAAAAAGAACTCCCCCATTTAAGGAGGAGTCCAAAACCAGCGTCCCGGTTTTCAGCCCGATTTAACGGGGAACATTGTTCTAGCGATACCACTCAAGCAGGTAGGTGGCAGAAGCAGTGGGGTTCACAGCCGTGCCAAGCGTAAAGCCGGGGCCAGCCGAGGCGGGGGAGCCCGTAGCCTTGGTCGCGGGAGCAGCCTCAGTGCCATCCAGGAAGGTATAGCCGTTAGAGGTCACAACCGTAGTTGTGCCGTTGGCAACCGTCTGGAGCATGTAGCCAGCCGCAAGGTTGGGATTGCCCTGGGTGTAGGCACCGTTGCCGATGGTGCCACTGATCTGAGTGGACATCACCTTGCGGGGCTTGAAGCCAGTGAACACGGAGCAGGCGGAAGCACCACCGGCGTCCACAGTGAGAAGCGCAGAACCGGTGCCAGCGACTTCATCAATCTGCACATTAGTAAGAACAGAAACAGCAGCCATTTAGATTTCTCCTTGGTTGGTTGTGGAAGAAGGGCGGGGGGCTAATGCCCCCCTTATCCCAACTAGGCGCTCACGCCGACTTCAAGACGGACGATCCAGTTCTCGTTTAGGATCTTGGCGGCGCAGAAAGCCTTCCAACCGATGCTGGAGAACTGACCCAGCGGGTTGCTGTGGTCGGTCTGGGTCGCGGGAATGTAGTAGGACTGGCTGGCTTCGGCCAACTTCACAGTCGCATAAGCCTCAGCGCCGAACACGATGCAAAGGTGCACATCGTTGTTGGTGTTGGTGCCACCGGAAGCGAAGCCCGTGCCCTTGGTCGCGCCGACATCGACAAAGCTGGAGGCCAGGGTGGACTCGAAGAACCGGATTTCCTTGTAAGCGCCGACTTCACCTTCCTGAGCGCCACCGGCAGGGTACTTGCTCACATCCATGTAGCCGGAGACATTCTGCTCAAGGTCATACTTGATTTCAGGCGTGATGAAGGCCACATAACCGGCGCGGATACCCTGAGTGCCAATGTTGCCGCTGGGGTTAAGCTGCTTGTTCAGGGGCTTGGCATCAGCCTTGCGGAGAGTACGGATGATCTTGTCGAGCGCAGGGCCATTGATCTTGCCAGCCACAGTATTGCGGGCCGAAGAACCAAGGGTGCCGATGGAGTCAGTTGCGTAGAACACCTGGGTGCCAGCGGAAATGCCAGCCCAGTAGACGCGCTCGATGGTCTGAGCCATGTTCTCGGCGTTACGCTTGATGTATTCGCCGTTGACATCCTCAAACGAAGTGAATCCAACGACATCATCAACACGGCTGATGTTGCCATACTGAGCAAGCGTGACCGTCACATCGGTCGAAGTCGGGTTCACATCACCGGGGACAACACCTTCGGCAACGCTCTTGACTGAGCCAGGGATGAGACCGCTGGTGGGGGACAGACGCTCATAGCGCCGGAACTTCACGACATTGGAGTTCTTGCTGGGCAGTGACTCCTGACGACCGAAGCGGCTGGTGAGGATCTGGGGCTGGGCAACCGCGAGGCAAGTGCGGTTGACAAATACGCCAAGATTGGCATGGTTAGCAGTAGTGTTAGCAGTCATTAGGATGCTTCCTTAAAGGAGGACCCTACAAGATTCCGCGCTTTCGGAGATACGCATTGAACTCTTTTTCGGACGCGGTAGCAGGATCAAAGTTGGAGTTGCTCTGTCGGGGAGAATCGCCAGATTCGTGCTTGGCCTTAGACTTCAGCACAGCCTTGACGACCTTACTGCCATTGTTACGAGACTTGTCCAACAGTTCCCGCGCCTTCTCGATGAACAGATCCGGGTTCTCCAGAACTGCATTTCGGGTGCGTTCGCTTCTGGACTCAAGGTAGTCCGTCATCAGACCACGGGCGGTGTCCCAGTCGGAGCCCAGTTCATTCTGGATGATACGGATGTTGGTATCAGCCTGAGTTACCTGCTGCTGCAACTGAAGGGACTGCTCAAAAGCGCGAAGGCGCTCCCGTTCAGGCTGCAACTCGGCATCCATGATGGGCTTCAGGATCTTACGGAGCTCGTCCATCTGGGGGTCAAGCGCGGCCTTCTGCTGGGCCTGATTCTGGAACTGGAACTGCGCTGCCTGCATACGCAGGGCATGTAGTTCCTGTTCTACCCGTTGGCGGCTTTGCCGTTCAGCCTGGAGTTCCGAGAGTGGAACAACCTTGGGCTTGGGTGCGGGGGTTTCTTCTTCGGTTTCCTCTGCCTCGGCTTCGGACTCTACAACCTCAGAACCTTCCTCCACTTCACCGCCAATCTCGTTTTCAAAGTCTTCGGGCATTTACTGCCTCCTTGGTTGTCCTGCGGTACACGCTACCGCTGGCGATAAAACCGATTCTACCACCACGATGCAAAATGCAACAATATGTCACTTGTCGGCTTCAAGCCTCAGCGCAACCATCCGAAGGGCGTTATAAGATCCCAGCGCCTGCCATCGGTCCTGTTCGCTGCCCTGGCTGGACACCATCTGGGACACTTGCTGCCACATTTGGACCTCCAGGTAGCGTCTGAGCGCCTCCACCCTTGGGTCCAGCGCCAGCAGGTCCAGGACCTCCTTCTCCTGCTCCGTTAGGCGCTCCGGGCTCTGCTCCAGCGTTTGCCATAGCCATTTGCTGCTGCTCAAACTGCATCTCCTCATCAGTCTTGATGAACTGCCAAGCATCGTCAATCTTCATCTTCTTGGCCATCACATTGATCAGCGGCCCAGCCTTCAGATAGGCGGATAGCGGTCCCTGGGTGATGAACTGAAGGAACTGCATCAGGCTCCCTACTTCGGCCTGCGTAGCGGCCATGTTGCTGACGCCAACGGGGTGAACATCGAAGGAACCGGCGATCTGCTCGGGGCTGATCTTGATGGTGATAGGTCCGGTCGGCTCAATACGCATCCCGGTCTCGGGGTCGGTGATGCCCTGCGTAACCGCGTCCCCACTGACTTTGATAACCTGATCATCGTCAAGAAGCTGCTGGTTGAGGGCAAACCACTGTTCCAGGATGGGCCGGATAACCGTGTGCTCAATATGCTGGGCAATCTCAAGATCCTTGGCCTGAGAAGCCTGCGCCGTGATAGCAGACTGGGTAGCCGAACCACCGGACTTCTGCTCCATCATCGGCAACTGAGCGCCCGTGGACCGATTGAACTGGTCCAGCATGAAGGCCACTTCCTGCATGCCTTGGCCAGTAAAATCCTGGAACTCAACCGGAACAACATTATTCAAATCTTGGCACTGGATTGCAATACCCGGTGCCGAAATGAGATTTTCGGGGTCGATAACCCCATCGTCCCTATATTTCCACATCGGGTTGATCATTAGCGAGTGAGCATCGATAATCTGGTTGGAACGGACATTCACATCGTCCTGGATGCCCAAATTCTGCTCAAGAACCCCATAAGCATAGGTATGATCCCCGGCGGGGCCATACTGACCGAGATTCCAAGGGATTTTGCCATGCGCGTAGGGATTTTCCTCGAAAGCCATCAGCACGCGGCGGTTTCCGACCACAGCGCGGAAGTTTTTAAAGCTCTGGATGGTGCCATCGGTGCCCCGAACATGGAAATTGCCCCACATTTCAAGCAATTCCACAGCCGGAGTCTCGTCAATGAGCATACCGGTAGCTACATCCGACTGCCGCATGTAGTTATCAGAGGTTTCCTTCTGACGAAGCTCATTAACTAACTCCGCAACGCCCTCATAAGCGACATTTCCATACTCATCAGGCGTGTTATTGGCTTCCAGATACTCTTTAGTCCGGTGGAACCTTGAAATTCGGGTGTAATAGAGGTCATCATCAGGGTTTCGCTCGACCACGAAGTTCATAATGTCGCCAATCACGAGGTCAGGCCCCTCGTACATGACGATTTCCTTGCGCGGGAGCGGCATCTGGCTCAAATCCAGCGTCCCGTCCTCGGGATTGATGGCCTGTTCCATCGCAGACTGCATTTGGGTGGGATCTGGCACCGTAATGGTGTCCTTACGCCACTTCACCGAGAATGGATAGTTGCCATACTGGCAGATCAGGTAGATTAGCTTGGTCAACTTGGACCGCAAACCAACCTTGTCCATCTGGTATTTGCAGAGCGCTTCCATCAGGATCGCACCCGCCTCATCATCCGGTGTGCGGCCACTGGCCTTGAACCAGTCTTTGGGCAGGAGCATCTGGCACTGTTTGGCATAGACATTGTTCAGGGCCATGCTGCTGATGGGGATATAGCGCTTGGATCGGTAGTTCGCCAGTTCCTTCCAAGTCTTCCCAAATTCAGACTCAGCCGCCAGCCGACATTCGTTCCAGCGGTCCTCCTTCATTAGCCGTTCCCGCTTGAGGCGGTCCCAAGTGGAGGTTACAAGCGCGACAACTGCCTCTTTATCCGCCCCTGGGTTGATCACAGATGCTCCTAGAAACGCTGCCAGGGGTTCTTATAGCCACCGATGCTGCCTGCGTTATCACCCGACGACTTCTGCGGCTTGTAGGGGTTCTCCTGCGGCATCCCGGCCTGTCCCCATGGGGATGGCTCGGGGAGCGAAGCGCCAGAGTCATAGCCCTTCTGCTGCATCCAGGGGCGCTCATGCGGGAGTTCGGCCTGCCCCCAAGGCGTGGGAGAAGGGAGCGTAGCGCTACCAGCGGGATGCATGGGAGTGGGAACGGGCAGAGAGGCACCGGGGATCAGACCCTGCGGGGCCATCCCATTCGCTCCGCTCTGCGGGGGCGCGAAGCCCCCGTAACCTTCCATCGGCTTGCCAACGCCAAGACGGGCCTTCATCAACTGGGTATACCAGGGGCCCATCATTACTTCATCCCCTTGGCTTTCTTGATGTCGCCCTTTTCCTTCTCAATGAACTTGCTCTTGCCGAGCCTGCTCATCTCCTTCATGTCCTCTTTGTCCAGCGGAAGTGGCTTGGGCTTCTTGCCAGACTTGAGAGCGCCCATCATCCGTTCCTGAGCCAGCTTGTCCATCCTACCTCCCTTTTCGCCCTGCGAATGTAGTTCATTGAGCGCCATACTGACCAAATTTGGCCATTCTGGCTTGATTCAGCATTTTAGCACGGAGGGAACGGGCGTTCTCGTCCTCGGACTTCTGCCCCCTGCGGATCAAATACAAGAGGGCGTCACAGTTGTGTGCGACTACCCCGCTAGCGAGGGAGTAACAGTGGGCGAAGGGGACTCCGATGTCATAGACAGGTTCAATGCCTTTAGCCCTAATGCTTTCAATACGGATACCGTAATGCCACGCTTGTGAGCCTGCGTCCGACAGACCGCTTTGCAGAAAAACGAATCCGCCTTGCTCTCGAATGTCCCCAGACACATGAAGCAAATCTTCGTGGTTGCAGGGGCAAGGGACCATCTCTCCTTGGTTTTCTGCCCCCACCCCTTCGCGTGTTCCATATGCCAAGCAATTCCCTCTGGCGACCTGTGCCAAACCGGAGCCGCAGCTATTGCCTTCTTCACATTCTCCCGGCTTATGGCTCGTCTTTCTGGCGTCATGTGCGAGACTAAGTGATCGCGCCCAAGCATCAATCTCAGATTCGACAATTGGTTGTTCGCCCGGTCCCCATCCGAATGATGGATATGATGTTTCTTCGGTATAGCTCCGTTGTGGAACTTCCACACGGCTAGATGTAGCCGCTTCCCATTCCTCTGGAAGTATTTTCCGCAGAGATAATAGTTCTCCCCGTTGAATCTCTGCACCGTTGGCGATAAGACCTGCACATCCATCCGAACCTCCGTATACAAGTATATCACCGTTAAGCAAATGCTTCAACTCAACGAATCCACCACCCGCAGTCAGAAGTCTGTGGTCATCTGTGCACTCTAGGCGTTCTCCATTGGAAAGTAGAACCTCGTAGACCATTTTCTCGCCAGTCTTTGAGCAAAGGCAGTCCATCACCATCCCACCGGGGGTGAGGACGCCGAAGTGCTTCCCGGCTAGGTCCGAGGCTCTAATATGTCCCAGATTTGTTGCAACCGTTGTGTTCCCACTGATGCAGGCGTGGTCGTCCCCGGAGGTGTCGAACTGGTCTAGATTGGTCCGATCTACCTGTAGGGTTGGTAAAGTCCTGATAAGGTTTGGGCAGGACTCCATAATGTGAATCGCGGATTTTCCATTAACAACTTTAAGATAATCCCGCAGTCGGTCGATGCTGAACTTCTTGTTTTGCTTTCGGCTGGGCTCGAAGTGGATGCCGAGTCGGGCGAACACATCTGCCGTGGATTCATCCCCACCAGTCTTGTCGAAGCAGGACGAGTCCAGGTAGCGTTCCCGTATGTCCTCGTCAGCCAATTGCTCGAACCGTCTAATCTTGGCTGCGACCTCAGACGCAGGCTCATGGTTCCCCTCGCCATAAAGCTCCCTATAAACGAAAATCTCCCCATTTGGGTTGAACGCTGCCCACAGGATGCAGTAAGGGCTTCGGGTGCCCCAGTCAGCCCCTACGACCCGATGCCATTCCTTGGGCGGGTTAAACGGTCGGATGACATGGACAGCAGGGTCCCACTCAGTGAAGAAGGCACCCTCCACCACATCCCACCGGCCATCCAGTAGCATCTTCCTGACATTTTCAGGCTTAGACCGAAGCTCCGCCTCGTACTGGCCCGTAGAATATAGGTAATAGTTGTCTCGGAGCCTGCTGGGGATAAAGATACGCGTTTTCGTGACCGTGCGACCATCCTCAAGGCGGATTTCCTCCTTAATCGGCTTCATCCCATGCGGGTTCTCACTGATGGACCAATACTTCTTCACCCAGTCGTGCCCAGCGCCACCAGGGTTGGTCGTGCAGACCACGCGGGGCCTGATAGGGGTCATGCTCCGGTTCCTGACTGTATGGCGTAGGCGGGACTTCAGATATTCGTATTCCTCGTTGGTGGGCCACAGGGTCAACTCATCCCAGCCCTGCCAGTCGTATTCAAAGCCTCGGTGGGAGAGGGCGTCCTGGTAGTTGCTTAGGTAGGAGAAGGTCAGGCTGGAGCCCTCGGGCGTTGTCCAGCGGTAATTATCCTTGCTGAACTTCCACCCCATCCCCTCAAAGCACTCATGGCTCTGCTTGATGATCTCGTCCAGTTCCTTGTAGGTCTTGCGGAACAGCACGGCACTAGACCGTTTCTGCTCCAGGTCAGCCTTGATCATGTGGTTCATGGCGTCCATCAGCAGGGCAGAGGACTTCCCGCCTCCTGCCGCCCCGCCATAAAGGATCTCATCGTAAGGACATGCGATCAGAAGTCGCTGTTTTTCTTGAGGGACCCAGGTCATAGATACTCTCCGTTTGGTAACGGACCACGAATGACAATACCTATCCCTTTTGTGGCAATAAAGATGACCCATGGCTGATAAAGCGCCTGTGTGTCATCATCAGGGATAAACCATATACCGTCCTCCCTTTTGGTTGATCCCCAAATTTCTGCCCTCATTCGCTGTCCTCATCGACCTGACGCTGTTTAACTCGTGTCACAATCAGGAACCCCGAGCAGATCACGCAGTTTGAATAGTCCTCCCCGGGCAGCATGTCATACCAAGTGACCAGATGCCCACAAGCCTGACACTCTCCATGCCCCACTGCCTGTCGCTTCTTGAGGACAATATCAGGGCCTCGGAAGCGGCTATTATCCTTAGCCATTGTTGACCACCTCTCCATCAACTTCCCACGGAAGGTTACTACCGGGGGTATCAGACAGGCTCTTGACCGCCTCCTGCCACTCGGCTTCGCTACTCTGGCCTACCACAATGACACGCTCACGGAGGTTGGTTTGTTCCACTTCCATAGTCTTTGGGACCACAGCCACGACTTGAGCGCCGAACTTGCCGGGATTGTCGAGCGCCCATTGAACATACCGCTCTTGGAAGGAAGGATGAGCAAATAAGGACACCACAAGGTCTGTAGCGACCTTCTGCCTTTCTTTAAGGCCCATGTTCGTGGGTTCTTTACAGTTAAGCAGCGTCTTTGTCTTAGTCTCCAAACCAAGCCTTACCTCCTTTGCCAGTTCAGTAGCCAGTGGAGTTACGCCACCCAGGATCTCGCCCGGCGCAAGGTTGGTGGTCCCAGGCGCAGGGCGCGTAGCGCCTACTCCACCCACCACTTCTCCAGGGGCAATCGTTTCAACCTCGTGCTTCTCTCGTCTCGCCATAGGACCCAATATAAGCCCCGTGTGTCATATTGCAACCCCATCCCAAAGTGGCGTGTGTATATGGCGTGGTAGTAGCTCTAAACCCTCACCCCAGGACCCTTGTCATCCGCAAGGTTACTCCGGGGAGACTACCGGGCAACTCTTGCCGTTGCATCTTGCAACATGACGTAACGCGTCAGTCATTCCCCACTTCTGACTTGACGCAAATTGCAACATCGTATTGCTAGGCATAGGCCACGAACTGTCGTGGGCGTGTTGCATTTTGCATCATCAGGATCTCAAAGCTGGCTGCGGAGGGTGTAGGTGGGCACACTTCCACCCCTAGACTGACGTAACGCGTCACCATACGGTAGCGTATGGCCGGGAGACGCAACCCCCAATAATCAGTACTAACCTAGATTGAGAGTACTCTATAGTTTTAAAGAAGTCTATTAGAGAGAGATTCTGTATTAGTACTGTACATGTATTGAGTATATATTATCTTATTATATATTATTACAGTATTGGTTTTAGAATATATCTGTATTAGTACTGTACTAGTAATGTATTAGAATATATCTTATATAGTACTCTATTGGTACAGTACTAGTACTAGGTATGTACTGTATATCCTATTAGTACATTGATGGTACGAATCTAAAGGAGTTAGCCTTGTCATTCCTCAAGAGTAATACATAAACATTAGACTTACGCATTCTGCAACGGCAATCTGCAACGTTGAGGCAGGATGCAACAGGCCCTTGGAGTAGCCTTTGTTGATTCCATTGCACTTAGCGTTTGGCACGATGCCTGCTTCTCTTTTAGTGCCAGGTTGAGGCTTGGTGCTGCTCCTCAGACTCTTTGACAAGTGCCGCTTGCGTACGAGGCACAAACAGCTTGAACCAAAAGCCTGAACCAAGTGGCAGCGTGCACACTTGTCATCATCGTAAAACTGGCCTACAATACAAAGGACCGGCGATTAACAACGCCTAGCGGGTAACACCGGCCCTTTGGAGGTCATCATGAGGCAGATACCTGGGTTTGTTAATTACTTTGCGACCGAGGAGGGTGTTGTGCTTTCTTCAAAGAATAGGCACCACACTCCCAAGCCTCTGAGGCCAAGACGAGACAGGTTCGGGTATGCAACACTCATTCTCAGGCAAGACGGGCGCAGATTCCCGTTAAAGGTCCACCGCCTGATTGTAATTACTTTCCTGGGACCTATCGCCAATGGTCTTGAGGTTAACCATATTGATGGCAACAAGCTTAACAACAGCTTGTCGAATCTTGAGGTTGTAACCAAAAGCCAAAACGTGAAACACGCCTATGCCACAGGGTTGCGCAAAATACCACCCGGCCTGGGCGGTGTTGGTGAAGCCCATAGGAACGCGAAATTAAAAGAATATCAAATTCTCGAAATAAGATCGCGCCGGTCGGAGTCGTGCCTCGCTTTGGCGTCCGAGTACGGCGTATCCAAAAGCCTGATCGGACAAATTTTAAGGGGTGAAGTGTGGAAATGCCTCACACCTTCTTAGTCCTACTAGCTGACTTGGCACAAAATTAGCGTCATTGATAGGTTTAGGGATCTGCCGAGAATTAAGACAGATCCTCAAGCCCATCCCAACGGAGGAAACCATGAAACACTCTCTGACACTCTCCCAGGCAGACTCTACAGAGCGTTATGGCCTGGAGGTCAACCTGCTAAGCTCTGACAACCTCCAGAGCTTCCAGGCGATCATGGCTGCGCCAAACGCAAGCGTTGTCCCGTCCCGCTCTCCCTACCGCGAAGATGCCGAAGTCGTTCTGTAATCAACCCAACCCAATTTAAGGAGCCTTCCAATGCAAGCTATCCGGACCAAGTTCATCGGACCCACGAACTATCGCCCCGACCGCATCAAGGCCGAGTGCATGGCCGGGAAGATCACCGTCTCCTGGGACTGGGCGTTGAACCGAGACGAGAATCACGCTGCCGCAGCTTGGGCACTCGTCAAAAAGCTGGGCTGGAACGCCACGGGCTTGAAGTCTGGTACCCTCGCGGATCAGTCAGACTGCCATGTCTTGGTCTACGATGCGAACTAAAACCCAAGATCGTATCCTCCTGGCTCTGGTATTCTCTGCTATCTCAGCGGGAATCCTCATTAACCTGTCCGATACGCTCCAGGCTATCGGCGACCTTTTCGGGGTTTGACATGACCGAGCAACGGATTTTTGGCTATACATGGGAGGAGATCGACCGCGCCCAGCGTGGCGGGGGCTTGCTCCGCGCCATCGCCCACCACGAAGCGCCCAAGGCTGCGACGATGGACGATGAAACCCTCTTGGCCGAGCACGGGAAAGATGGGCTAATGGCCATGGGTTTCTTCGGCGTGCTCGACCGTCTGACGACTTCCGGGAGGATCTGACATGATCCACGATTTAATCTTGACGCCCATTCTTCGCCTACAGATGGCCCAAGGAGCCACAGAAGCAGGAAAGCCCAGCCTTGACCTGCTGGCAGAACTCCGGCTCGATTCTGGGTGGTCTACGCTCAAAGCAGAGGCAGAGGAACGAGGCCTTACCCTCACTGACCTCGATAGGCTGGCGGAACAGTTCCACCTTGCCTCTATCCAGATCCGAGGCATCATCGAGGAACTGAACCCCGGAAGGCGCTTTGAGCTTGCCCAGGTGGAACAGTTCGGCGTTGATAGGCTGGAGGACGGGGGGATCGCCAATGATTAGGGATTGGCACACTGACCCAATGACCCCGGAAGAAGAAGCCGCCTGGGACGAGCATGAAGCCTACCTTGTAGGTCTAGGCCAGCATGACCGCTCTGCCTACCTCGAACACAAAGCCCATGAACTCAATGTTGCAATTTGCAACGCCTTAACCAATCAAGAACCTTGGAGGAACTGATGAACTACCTCGAATCAATCATTGAGGATCTGCATAACGGCGAACCCCCCGAGGCTTGCCTGGATAACCTGGAGCGTTACATCGGGCCTTGCGTGGGCAAGCTCCCCGATAGCCGGGATGGGATGAACAATCTGGTAAACGGAACCTGCGCCATGTTCTATATGCTCCGTTACATTTTCCTCGCCCGGTATTATCCGATGGGCCATGAGAGGGTGGACCTGTTGCATAAGGCCGCCGGGTTGCTCCCTTCCGGGGCTCTGGATGCCCCTAGAAATGACGAAGCGATTCAAACCGTAGACATGGAGGCTTGACCGTGAATATCTACCTTTTGACCCAGTACGAAGTAGGCGGATATGACACCTTCGACTCTTGCGTGGTCTGCGCCAAGGACGAAGAAGAAGCGCGCGGTATCCACCCAGAGGAGTCTTGGGACCATATTAAGACCGAGGCCGATAAGCGGAGCCGGTGGGCCAATAATTACGGGACTTGGGCCAAGAGCCCCAAGAGTGTAACGGCTACCCTGATCGGGTCTGCCGTTAATGGTTCCGAGCGCGGTGTAATCCTCGCCTCATTTAATGCTGGGTGACGCGTGAAGATCAAGCCCGAGCCCACAGAAGATCCCGAAGGCGCCCCCAGCGCCATTAACAAGCGCCTAGCGATTAGGCTGCACAATATGCAGCATGAACTTCAGACCTTGCAGCATGACCACAAGGGGCTGATACTTGATCTCTACACGATTGCCGAAGCCCTAGGAGTCAAGGAGGAGGGCTTTGGCGTGACGGGTGCTGGGATTGCCCCTAGCACTATCCTGGAACGAATCGAAGAGTTAAAAGAAGCATCCGACTTTTTTAACCCGAGGTAAACATGACCGATGCACCGCTTTTTGAACGAATCCCAGCCCCGCCCAAGACCTATGACCAGCTTGTTGAACTCAACCACTACTACATCAAGCGACTTGAACGCGCAGAGGATAGGCTTCTTGATCTAATCTCCGTACTCAAGTACGGTGATACGCCCGAAGGCGACCCATACGCGACTTGGAGCCTTGCTATAGACCAAATCCGCGAATGGGAGATTTTTGACTTGGAGAACCAAGAATGAGCCCCGATTATGAATCCACCTGGACCTGTCTTAATTGCGAACAAGAGAACTCCGAGGATGCCTTTTGCTGCTCCAACTGCCGGGAGCTTGAGCCGGTAGAATGTGAGTGCTGCCTTACCCTCTTTGTTCCTTGGTCTGAGACCGACAAGAAGAACTCCAGGATCGTGCGGGATCTCTGCTGGGAGTGCTACCATCAGGAACCCGAGACGGAACAAGACCGCATTGATGCCGCAGGGGATGATCTGTTTCATTCGATGAGAGAGGACGGTGAATTGTGACCAAAACGAGAGAAGAACTAGCAAAGCGGCTTATTGCCGAAATGATGCGGGAATGCGGTTACAAGTCCCGCGAGGATTACGAAGCCAGCCAAGAGGCCCTTCCGCCTCATAAAAGGGATGGTTACTCTGAACGGATGGCAGATTATGCTGACCACCTGAACGACTTGAGGCAGAACCGTTAAATGTCTGAGGGATGCTTTAGCGTCTGCACATTTCGTAATAACGGAACCGTCAACGCACTACTGTCCAGAAGATGGAGGCACCATTGAGATTCAAACCAACAGATGTTTCATTCAAGGCATGGCTACTGCGATGGGCGATTGGTCCTGCCGCGATCCTTGACGGGATTGTGGGTGTCATCACGCTCGGGACCGTTTTGGTCGGCTGTTCCCTTGCGGTGAGCCGCATTCTTGCGCGGCATCGCATGTCTATCAGGTCGTAACTGTCCACCCTCAGACCCTAAAAATAAACTCTAGCGTCTGACCCGATCTGACCGCATAATTACCACTCAACCCGAGGGGCAGAAGCCCCCATTTGAAAGGAGCCTGACTTGAAGGCCCAGCCTAAAGCAAAAACGGAATACAAGATCGCAGACGAAGGGGTTAGCCTTGCTTGGCTGATCTCCCTTGTGGATCTCGGCACCCAGACCTCCGAGTTCCAGGGCCAGAAGAAGGAACAGCGCAAGCTGCGCTTCACCTGGGAACTCTGCGGCTCAAAGGTGAGCGAGGACGACCCTCGCCCCGTGACCATCAGCCAGAACTTCACTTGGAGCTTCCACGACAAGGCCAAGCTCCGGTCCGTGGTCAAGTCGTGGACCGGCAAGGAACCCACTGACTCCTTCGACCTGGAGAGTCTGTATCAGGTCCCCTGCCAGTTGAACATCATCCACGCTAAGGTTGGCGAAAAGACCTACGCCAACATCAGCACGATCATGCCGCTCCCCAAGGGCACGAAGGTGGATCAGCGGGTGAATGAGACCTTTACCTTCGATCTGGACGAACAGCGGTGCAACGCTCTCATGTTCCTCCAGCTCCCCGAATACCTGCGCATCATCATTCTGAAGTCTCCCGAGGGCCATGCGAAGTTTGCCGCTGATGCTACGGGAACGCCGGATATTGATGCGGAACCCTGTCCATTCTAGAACCACTGGAGACGCCCATGACCACGCCACTCCGTTACCCACTGTCAACCAAGATCTGCACCAAATGCAAGAACGGCTACAGCCTCTTTAACGACACGCTCTGCGGGGCCTGTGCCGAGGATGAGGACAGCCCTACCCGAACCCGCTGCGAGTATTGTGGGGACCACGAAGGGGCCTACAAATACGGCAACGGAGGCAAGTTGATCCGGGTGCAGATCCTTGGTAATGGCTATTGCCGGAAGTGCTGGGAAGTGAGGAAAGCGCGATGAACCCCTCCCCGTATGCAACCGAAGCCGAGAGACTGGACGCTAGGCGCAGGACCTACCGCGAGAGCAAGCAACGCAAAGCGGAGGAACGCCGAAGAACCACCAGCGCCCTTGAAGCCTATGTGTCCCTGCTCATCACCAGCGGGAATGGACCCGCTTGGCGCAGGGACTTGATGATTGACATTCTCCGCAAGCAGGGGGGCCAATGAGGGACTGGACTCCTCCAGCCGACATTGACGCAGAGCGCAGCCTGATAGCTACTCTCTGCCAGCCGGGGAACGAGGTAATGGCCTTCGATCTGTTCTCCCACATGGTAGAGCAGGATTTCACCGTCCCAGCCCACAGAGCCCTTTACAGAGCCGCCCTGGGCGTTCTGGACCGCAACGGAGAGTTGAACAGCCTGGAACTCAAGGCCGAGTGTGACAAGCAGGGCTCCCTCGTCACCGTCAACGGCTTTACTGGCATCGTGGAAACCCTCCAGGCTGATGAGGTTGGGAACCCCGCCTATCTGGCAGAGATCGTCCAGACCAAGCGCAAGCACCGCCAGTTGATCCTGATGGGCGAGAAGCTGATGCAGCGGTGCATCCAAGAGGACGGGAACCCGGATGATGTCATCGCTGAATTCTCCGCTGGACTGGCCGATGTGGCAAGCAGAAACAACCGCCGGTCCTCCATTCCCCTTTCCGAGATTGTCATAGAGGCTCAACATGGACACCCGTTCTCCCCGAAGGGCCATAGCGCGAAGGCGGGTGTGTTTGGTATCGAGGATCTGGACCAGATTTGCTACATTCCCATTGGTGAGCCTACCCTCATTGCCGCTAGGCCCGGAGTTGGTAAAACGGCTCTTGCGGTCCAGTCGGCTTTCCGATCAGCAAGCATCGGTGCTAAGGTGCTGTTTGTATCTATGGAGCTTACAGAGGAGCGCCTTAAGGCTAGGTTCGCTGCATACCTCACAGGTGTCAGTGCGAAGGTCTGGCTTGACGGAACTTACAATCACGACCAAGCTAACCTCCTAGTAGAGCACCAGGCAACGCTAGACAACATCCGAGTCATCAGCCCAGATCAGGGCATCCCCTGGCCCACGCTAGAGGCTGAGATTCGGCTGAACATCCACAAGCATCAGACTAACCTTGTGTTTATTGACTACTTCGGCTTTATTGGCGTCACGAAGCAGAAGGATGAGAACATGGCCTATGGTTATGCTAGGGTCATGGCTTCCATCACCGCCCTGTGCAAGAACGCCCAGATTGGCGTGGTGGTGCTTTGCCAGTTGACAAAGGATGCCACCAACCGGGGGAGCAAGAAGCCCACGCTCACGGAACTGGCAGATACCGACCGCCCAGCCCGTGATGCTGCTTTGACCATCCTTCTTTATCAATTGCAGGACGGAACGCAGACTTGGTGTTCCATTGGTAAGAACCGGTCAGGCCCCACGAACTATGACAAAATGATTCAGTTTGACGGTGCCACGAATCGGTTTTCCTCAATAGTCCACTACACTGATGCGAGTTTCTATGACAAAGACTAAGATCCCCGCAGAAGTCCGTTTCAACAGCATGACCTACTACTGCCCCATCACCGGCTGCTGGATTTGGATGGGTGCCACCGATCCCTCAGGGTATGGTTACATGTGGGATGGCGCAAAATGCAAGAGGGCCTATGTCTGGTCCTGGGAGAACAAAAATGGCAAGACGCCGAAGGGTTTGGTGCTTGACCATTACAAGTGTGATAATCCGTCTTGTGTAAATCCTGACCATCTGAAACCAGTCACAAGAGCGGAGAATGTGATGCGGGGTACCGGGCCTTGCGCCAGACATGCTCGCAAAACCGAATGCCCAAAGTGTGGCGGTGAGTTTACGCATTACACAACAAACCTTGGTCGTCCTGGACGCAAGTGCATGGAGTGCGCCAGGGTTTATGCGCGAGCCCAAAATGCGAAGCGGAAGGCCATGCGATGAACGGTCGGACAGACTACGATAAGCTTATCGAATTTGATGGTGCTACCAACAGGTTCCGGTCCATCACGCACTATACCGACCCATCGTTCTACAAAGATTAAGTGTCTGCGGGTTTCTGAACAACGGACGCTTGACCCCAACAACCACGCTACTGTCCATCTGGAGGAACCATGCAGGTCCGATTGTTCGACGCCGTTCCATGCTGCGGTGATCA